ACAATCTATCAAAATTTTCAATGCAACAAATTAGTGCAGAAGGTATTCCAGCTGGTGTGAAGTTTTTCTTATACAAAAGAGGCGATAAAATATCTCTAGCAATGGGTGACATGGCCGCTACTCTAGTTGACATGCAAACATCTGTTACATATCCTAAAGTTGATGTAAAAGAAATGGATGATGATACAGAACAGTGGTATTATCAAGAAGTAGCTGACCACATGGGTGCTTCATTAATGAACTACAAAGAAATGCCAGGTGGCAGAGATATGACTTTTGGATACAAAGGTCAAGAAGTTTTAGTACGTCAAAGATGGAATAAAGATGGAACAGAAAGAAAACCAGTAACTACAGTTGTAACAGATAACGATAGTGCAGACTTAGGTCGTTATGCAGTATGGAATGATTCAAAATTCTATGCAGATGATTTAATAGATACTATAAGTAAGATGGATGAAGGTTACAAGATTAGTAGCAAGAAACCTTTATCTAGTTTAGGTGGTTACGGTGATAAGAAACTTGCTAAGAAACAACCATCAGTAGGTGATGGACTATCAGAAGATGAAGATTTTTACTTAGTTGTAGAATACAAAAAAGGTAAACCAGTTAGACAATCTGATCCTTTGAGAGTACTAGACAACTTGGCGGCACGTAAAGATAATATGCCTTTCCCAATTAAGTTTGCTAACGATGAAGAAATCAAAGTTACACCTGAACTTGCAAAAAGATTTACAATGGCATATCATGATATTGCGAAACCAGAACAAAAAGACTTAATTAAAAAATATCTTAGAACTAAAGATGGTTTTAAAAAAGTTGTAAACCAAATGCAATTAAAGAAAGATGACTTTGGTAAAATGGCAGGTGCAAATCTAGCCGGCTTGTCTAGAGATAGTGACCTTGTTAGATAATTAGATTAGGATTGTTTCAATGCGATTGGATGAATTCAAAATAGATAAACCAAAAGCTAGTGATACTATGGGTATTACAAGAGACAAAATGCCTCAGGTTAAATCAGATGATTACGAAGATTACAAGAAATATCTAAAAGATAACGGCATAACACTAAGACCACAAATAGTAGATGCAAAAGATTTAAAGCCTATGCAGAAAGAATTTTCTGACCAAGGTGTAGAAAAGCAATTACAAAGAAATAAAGAAAAGGGTGAGGGCATAAACCCTAAACCATTATTAGCAAGTAGCGACAGTTATATTATCGATGGTCATCACAGATGGTTAGCGGCTCTTAATAGTGGACACAAAGTTTCAATTTTACGTGCAAATGCAGACGGAAATGAATTATTATCATTGACATTAAAATATCCTCGTGTATACTTTAAAGACATATACACAGAGAATGAAGAAATGGACGTAATAACAAAAGCAGAACAGTTTGCTCAAGAGGCACATAAAGACCATAAGCGAAAGTATACTGGTGATCCTTATTATGTTCATTTAGATGAAGTTAGAAACATTGTAAAACAAGCAGGCGGCACCATAGAACAACAAGCGGCCGCTTTATTACATGATACAGTTGAAGATACAAATACTACTCCAATGGATATAACAAGAGAGTTTGGTCCTAAGATTGCTAAACTAGTTGTTGAACTTACAGATGTAAGTAAGCCAGAAGATGGTAATAGAAAAACACGTAAAGCAATCGACAGAGACAAACTAGCAGGTGTTAGTGCAGAAGCACAAACAATCAAGTATGCAGATTTAATCAGTAACGGTAAAGACATAGGACAAAACGATCCTAAGTTTGCAAAAGTATATCATGCTGAAAAGGCAGACTTGTTGAGAGTTATGACAAAGGGCAATCAGAATTTAAGAAAACAAGCTATCGCATTATTACCAGATGAACTAAAATCTGTTGTAAATGAAGAAACACCGTTCGGTGTAATTGCTCGTAAGGCAGGCCATTTGATACATAAAAAAGCATATATCAATATGGCACAGATGATGCATAAAATACTTAAAAGAAAGTATAAAGAGACTGGTGGTAAAATTAGACACTCACTTGGTTATTATGCAATGATGTTGGCAATGCAAACAAACAACAAAATCAACTGGCGTGAACTTGAAGCTGAATATTTAAATCTATACGGCAATGAACTATTTGAAGGTGATATATTTGAAAAGTGGAGTGCAAAGTATAAGAAAAGTATTAATTGCTCAAACCCAAAAGGCTTTTCACAAAAGGCTCATTGTGCAGGCAAAAAGAAAACAGAAAGTATAAATGAAGAAGCATTAAATATTAAATCAATAATTACTCCTGCTATTCGTAAATTAGATAAAGTGTTTAAAGATAATCAACATGAAGTACGAATTGTAGGTGGTGCAGTAAGAGACATTGCGTTAGGCAAAACACCAAAAGATATTGACTTTGCCACAGATGCAACACCAACTGAAATGATGACTATGCTTGATAAAGCAGGCATCAAACATAAGCCTACAGGTTTAGAACACGGAACACTAACTGCAATAATCGACAAAGAACCATTTGAGATTACAACTTTACGTGCAGATAAAGAAACTGATGGTAGAAGGGCAGATGTTGAATTTGTTCGTTCATGGGAAGAAGATGCGAAACGTAGAGACTTAACATATAATGCAATGTCAATGGATATTGATGGTAAGATTTATGATTACAATGGTGGCATGGATGACTTACAAGATAAAGTTTCAAAGTTTGTAGGTGATCCTTCAGAAAGAATTAAAGAAGACTTCTTACGTATCTTAAGATACTTTAGATTCCAAGCAAAACTAGATAGTCCTAAATGGGATGAAAACACAATTAAAGCAATCAGTGATAATGCTGGTGGGCTAAGACAAATATCAGTTGAAAGAATTTGGCAAGAAATGTCAAAACTTTTAATTAGTGCAAATGCCGAAGAAGCATTAACTTGGATGGTCAAAACAGGTGTTGCAAAGGTTATTGGTCTTGATAATATTAATCCAGCTAATGTTGTTAACTCAGCAGGACCTATTATTGCTTTAGCAAAACTACTTGATAGTAGTGACATTGCATCAGAATGGAAAATGAGTAACGAAGAAAAGAATATGTTAGATTTCTTAATCATGCACAAGAATGATAATATCGATATTAAGAAAGCACAAGACTTGGTAGTTAAAGGTATTGATAAAGCACATCTACTTGCATGGGCAAACATGCATGATAAGAAAGATGTTTACAATGCAATGGTCAAGTTTGAAGCACCAGAGTTTCCAGTCAATGGAAAAGATTTACTTGCTATGGGATATAGAGCAGGACCTCAGTTAGGTAAGATGCTAAATGATTTACAAGACAAGTGGATGAAATCGGGGTATAAACTAGATAAAGAAGAACTACTAAAGAAAGTTCCAGTACAAGAAAGTATTGTAATTGAAGCAGTTGCTAGATTTATGACAGGTCATGGTATTACTTACAAAGGTAAGAAGTATGATGAAATGGAAGTAGAAGTAGTAGGTGTTGATAATGAGAAAAGACAATATCAAGTTATGATAATGTCACCAGAAGAATTATTTGGTACAAACGTGATGATGAGTGCAAGATTTATGCACAGAGGACCATGGGTTAAAACAAAGATACCTGATTATATGGGAGCAATGTCAGAAGCAGAAGAAACTACACCAGACGTTTATGTAGATATGGACGGAGTGTTAGTTGATTTCTTTAATGAATGGGCTAGATTAGTTGGTGTTAAATCATATAGAGACATATCAAAAAGAGATATACCTAAAGCACTAAAAAAGATTGTTGATACACCAAACTTTTGGGAAGACTTACCAACATTGTCTGGTTATAAAGAACTACTACAGACAATTAAAGCAGTAAAAGGTAAGTACAGAATTTTAAGTTCACCTCTTGCCAATGATCCTAATGTTGATCCAGGTAAACGTGAATGGGTTAGAAAACATCTAGGTTTTTTCAAACCAGAGAAAGTTATTATTGACCACAATAAATCAAAATATGCAAAGAAGCCAGACGGTTCGCCTAACTTACTAATTGATGATTTTGGTAAGAACGTTAATGCATGGCAATCAGCTGGTGGGATAGCAATTAAACATCATACTACAACTACAAGCAATACAGTTAATGCTATCAAAAAAGTTTTTTCAAAAACAGTAAATGAGACTGGTGGAGTTGGTCGTGTTGTACCAGGCATAAATACCACAGTTGACGTAGGACCTAATGAGATTGTTAAACAAGCGAAAAAGTTTGGCAATGATGTAAACAAAGATGGGTTTCCTAAGAAATTACTGCGTACAAAGAAAAAATGATAGTAGAACTAAATCCAAACTTACATAATTTACATAATACAATGTGTTTCAAAACTTGGAACGACATTGTTATATCCTTACCTCAAAGAACTGTCAAGTGGTGTTGTAAAACTGAATACACTGACGAACAAATAAAACAACTTACATTTAACTATGACACGTTAACCGAAGAATTTTTATTCAACCACCCTATATTACAACAAAGAAAATATGACTTAAGCGGTGGCACACATAACAAAGATTGTGAACAATGTTGGAAAACAGAACAAGCAGGTGGTAATAGTGTAAGAACTGAATACATGAAGAACTATGACTACCATTTACATAAACAATATGTTAAATCAAAATCTCACCCTAAGAGAAGAATACAGTTTCACAAAGATATGATGGCTTTAGATAATTTTAAGTTTATCGAAGTAGAACTTACAAATAAATGTAATATGGCATGTGCATACTGTTGGGCAGGTTCTAGTACAAGATGGCAAAAAGAAATTGGTAAAAGATTTCCAGATACAGATGATGCTATGTTTGATAAGTTATTAGTTATATTAAATGAATATTGGTTAAAAGCATTAAAAGATAAGCATCATGTTAACTTTAGTTTACTCGGTGGTGAACCATTCTTCACAGACCATATGTATAGATTTATAGAAAACTTTATGGTTAACATCAATGACACAAAAAGAAAGGATCAAATTGTAGTTATAACTGTTACAACTAATCTTAATTTTCCTAAGCATAAGTTTGATAAGTTTATTGAACTTGTAAAGAGAACTCCAAACATCAGATATGAAATGCAATTATCAGGTGAGGCATTAGGTCGTAAAAGTGAATTAATTAGGTGGGGACTAGATTATAATAAATGGGATGATAACTTAAATCTATTCTTCAAACAAGCAAAAGAAATAGATAATCTTATATTAGGATTTGGTTGTGCCCATAATAGCTTAAGTCTACCTTATTTCAAAGACTTTTTAGTACATTTGAATGATAAGATTAATAAATTTGAGTTTGACAAAGATATTATAATGCATCAAAACTGGGTAGATAAACCAGAACATTTAGCAGTATCGGCATTGGATCCAAAACATGCTGATAAAATAGACGAACAAATAGAGTACTTTAAAAACATGCCAGGAAAGTTTGTAAATAAACAAAAATATGTTTCAACATTGCTTACTATAAAGGCATTAGTAGAGAGTAAAGTACCAGATAATACTAAGAAATCTGCTGAATTTCAATTTAAAATGCTAGAAGATAGACGTAAAATATCCTTTGCTGAACATTTCCCTCATTTTGATGAACTTGTAAATATATAAAAACGAATTTATTTGATAAATAGTAATATGAAAATACGTGATATATTAGGTGAAAATTTTGCTGGTAGTTTTGCGAGTGTGTCATTTCCAATGACGCCTGGAACTAAGGCTAAAGATGCCAGAAAAGCAGTTGATCCAATGGGATATATTACGCCTAAGAAAAAGAAACAAAAGGAATATAAGATGGGTTATAGTTCAGATGTAGGTAATCTTGTATATAACAAACCTGTTAAAAGTCCTATGATAAAGAGAGATGCAACATGAAACTTACACAACTTATAGAGAACTTTGTAATCTCAAATGATGAGTTTGAAGATTATTTAAATCGTTCTACAGAACAACTCAAAACAGAATTAGAAGGTGGTAAAAATGCCCGTGATGCGGTGCATGATTTAGCACTAACATTTTCTAGCCAACACAATAAATCATATGAAGCATATGAACGTATGTCAGATAGTTTAATGGCTAGAATGCACACATTAGAATTAGGTCAACCTGCAACAGAAGTTCCTGCAATGGATAATCCTGATATGGATGCAGAAGCACCAAGTGATATGGACATGGCTCCAGAAGAACCAGCAATGGATATGGAAACACCAGGTGCAGAAGAAATGCCAGATGAACAAGAAATGGCAGACTATGATGCAGTGATGGCAAACAAACCAGAAGAAGCAGAAGAAAGCGTAGAAGAATCTTCATCGACATCTCTCAAGGACAAAGAAGATTACCAAGCGAAAAAGAAAGCACTTCAAGATATTCAAATGGATCCAAATACTCACAAAGACGAAAAACTTAAAAAAGAAGTTATGCGTAGAAAAGCTGAACTAGAAGATGAAGCTAAGAAAATGGGTATCAAAGAAGAACCAGAAACAACTATGTCAATCCCTGCAAAAGAAGTTCAATTAGCAGGTGATAGTATTTGGGATAAAGAAGGCGAAAATCCAAAGTCTGTTAAAGTATCAAAGATTGAAGTTGAAAACCCTTTTGAGCCAGGTGGATTTTTACATGGTGACGAAGATGATGGTTACAGAAAAGTAGATGTAACACACGACGGTCCTTGGACTATCTATACAGATTCAGGTTTCGCAAAAGAAATTTCAAAAATGGTTAAAATGAATGTTGATTTCACAGAACAAGGTATGCAAAAAGATGGCGTAGCAAGTATGGAAACAACAAACGAAATGCGTGAAGTATCAGAAGCAGAAGATAAGCCATACATTTGCGTACATGCTGATAAAGGCAAACATGAATGTCATGCTAAATCATCTTACGAAGCGGCTAAAAAAGCGGCGGCACATTGGAAGATGAAATCAACTGCTGGTATCGATGCACACTTGGCAGAAGCTGGTCCAGTTATTGTTGGTGAAGGCGCAATGGATACTTTAAAGAAAATTGTAGCAGACAAACAAAACATGCCTGTTAAATTTGATGATGGTCAGATGAAAGTAGACTTATTTACTGCATCGGCTGTTACACAAGTTTACGATAAAGTTAATGATGCTAACAAAGAAAAAATTGACAACATGCTAAAAACAAAAGCTGGTATGCTTAAGATTGCAGACTTTGCCATGGGTTCTATTAAAGAAGGCAAATTAGTTGTTGAAAATCCATTATTATTAAAAGTAGCTGGTGCAATCGGTAAAGGTGTCAAAAAAGGCGCTGATGCAATCGGTAAAGGTGTCAAAAAAGGCGTGGAACTGAAAAAGAAATATGATAAATTCTCAAAATCAGATAAAGGCAAAGCAATGAAAATGGGTGCTAAAATAGTTGGTAAAGGTTTAGCAGGAGCGGCTAAAGCCGGTGTAAACTTTACTAAAGATGAATTAAACAAAGCAAACCCTAATCTAGGCTTACCAAAGAAAAAGATATTCAACTCAGATGATTATGCAAATGAATTAGTAAATAGATCCGCTAAAATCAATATGTCAGAGTACAATGAATTCTACAAAGAACTAGACAAGGCGGCTAAAGCAGGTAAAAAAGCTGGTGATACTATCACAGTTGGTGGTAAGAATATCAAGCTAAAGTCAGATCCAAAGAAAATGTCTGATTTAAAAGACTCTGATATAGAAAAAATTGATGCTTTAGCACAAAGAATTTACGAGTTAAATCAAAAATAAGTATTGACTTTCGTAGTCACTTAATGTATTATAAAAGAGTGTTTCAGAAATGAGGCACTCTTTTTTTAATTTAAGGAGGTGAATTACATGTCAGTAGACAATCTAAGTTCAGAGGACAAAGCAAAGCTAACTCAGTTAGTTGATGAAGGAATGCAAGTACTTCAAGAAGTAGACGACCTTAAAGGTGGTTTGCGTGATACAATCAAATCAATCGCAGATGAAATGGACATTAAACCTAGTGTTCTAAACAAAGCAATCAGCTTGGCTCATAAAGCCAAACTCTCAGAAGCAAGACAAGAGTTCGAAGATGTAGAACAAGTCTTAACTACTGTAGGAAAAACTCTTTAATGAGTTATGTTGACGCATTTTATAACAGAGACAAAGATATTGTTCAAGTAGTTGAACGTGTCAATGGGAAACGTGTATACAACGACTTTCCAGCATGGCGTACTTTTTACGTAAAAGATCCACGTGGTGACCATGTAAGTATACATGGCGATAAGGTACGTCAAATCAAATGTAAGCGACTAAAAGATTTACATAAAGAAAGACGAATAAACGCAGGCAAGAAGTTTTATGAGAGCGACTTAAAACCAGAAGTCAGGTGCCTTAGTGAAAACTATAATGGTGTTGACTCTCCTAAACTTCATGTTGCGTTTTTCGATATCGAGGTTGACTTTGATGCAGACAAAGGGTTTGCTCCTCCAGAGGATCCCTTTATGCCTATCACTGCAATTACAGTTTATCTACAATGGTTAGATAAACTTGTTACTTTTGTTATCCCTCCAAAGCATATGCAAGAGGGAGAAGGACTAGAAGAAGCAGAACGTATCTGTAGTCAATTCGAAGATACATTCTTATATCTTGATGAAGTTGATATGATGAATGACTTTATTGCATTGATTGATGATGCAGATGTTGTATCTGGTTGGAACTCAGAAGGTTTTGATATTCCATATACAGTTAGACGTATCACACGTATTATGAGTAAATCTCATACACGTAAATTGTGTCTATGGGATTTGTTTCCACATGAAAGACGAGTAGTTAGATTTGGTAAAGAAAGTGTAACATATGACTTATCAGGTCGTATTCATCTTGACTATCTTGAACTATATCGTAAGTATACATATCATGAAATGCATTCATACTCACTTGATGCTATCGGTGAATATGAACTTGGTGAAAAGAAGATTGCATATGATGGTACACTAGACCAATTATATAACAGAGATTTTTATAAGTTTGTTGAATATAACAGACAAGACGTTGCACTATTAGGTAACTTAGACAAAAAGCTACAGTTTATTGACTTAGCAAATGAAATCGCACATGACAATACAGTTAATATCAAAACAACTATGGGTGCGGTTGCAGTTACAGAACAAGCAATTATCAATGAAGCACATCGCAGAGATATGGTTGTTCCAGATAGAAAAGCCAAAGATTGGGGCGAAGAAGATGCTGAACCTACAGATGCAGAACTAGAAGAAGCAGAAAAGCAAAAAGCCGCAGGTGCTTTTGTGGCAAATCCAAAGACAGGCATTCAACGATGGGTATCAGGTATTGATATTAACTCACTTTATCCTTCAATCATTCGTGCATTGAACATGAGTCCAGAAACTATTGTTGCACAACTGGAACCAACTCTAACAGAAAAGATGATTGGTGATAGAATTGCAAATGGTAGACGTGGCGGCAGTAAAGGTTTCGGAGCGGCTCAGGCTTGGGAAGACACGTTTAGTGCAGAAGAATTCAGATTAGTAAACGAGAAAGATAAAACAGAAAAGATTAATCTTGTACTAGAAGATAACAAAGATAAAAAGAATGATATGACTGGTGCAGAGATACACAATCTTATCTTTCATAGTGACTTGCCATGGGCTATCACTGCCAATGGTACAATTCTCAGACAAGACGTTCAAGGTATTATTCCAAGTTTGCTAGAACGTTGGTATGCTGAACGTAAAGTGCTACAAGCAAACAAGAAGAAAGCTATTGAAGAAGGCGATAAAGAAAAGATTGCATTCTGGGATAAACGACAACTTGTTAAAAAGATTAACTTGAATTCATTGTATGGTGCGATTCTAAATCCAGGATGTCGTTTTTATGATAAACGTATTGGTCAGAGTACAACTCTATCTGGTCGTTGTATCACAAGACATATGGGTGCTAAAACTAATGAAGTAATCGCTGGTACGTATGACTATAAAGGTGAAAGCGTTATCTATGGTGATACAGATAGTATCTATTATTCTATGTATCCTGTATACAAGGAAGAGATTGATAACGGTGAAATCGAATGGTCTAAAGAAAAAGTTATCGAACTGTATGATGAAATTGCAAATCAAGTCAATGCAAGTTTCCCTGACTTTATGAAAGAGTTTTTCAATGCTCCTCGTAAGCAAGGTGAAATAATTGCGGCAGGTCGTGAGAACTGTGCAACTATGGGCATCTTTATTAAAAAGAAAAGATATGCAATGCTTATCTTTGACGATGAAGGTGTAAGAAAAGACGTAGATGGTAATCCTGGTAAGATTAAAGCTATGGGTCTTGACTTGAAAAGAAGTGATACTCCAGACTATATGCAAAAGTTTTTGATGGACGTACTTGTTAAAATTCTAACAGACGGTACAGAAAAAGACGTAATTGAAATGGTCAAAGAGTTTAAGAAAGAATTCAGAGCAAAGCCTGGTTGGGAGAAAGGTACTCCTAAACGAGTAAACAATCTTACTATGTATAAAAATAAAATACAAAAGATTACAAAACAACAAGGCAGAGATTTTAAATTAGAAGGCGAAGACAACAAGAAAGATAAAGTACATCTTCCGGGTCATGTTAGTGCGGCTCTAAACTGGAATACTTTACGTGAACTAAATGGTGACAAGTATTCTATTGAGATTGTAGATGGTATGAAAACTATTGTATGTAAACTCAGACCTAATGCATTGAAAATGACAAGTGTTGCATATCCGATTGATGAAAACAGAATTCCAGAATGGTTTCAAGAACTTCCTTTTGACCATGAACTAATGGAGAACACAATTATTGATAAGAAACTAGACAATCTTATTGGTGTTCTCAAATGGGATCTAAGTGATGCAGATGCATCAGAACAATTTCAAAGTTTGTTTGATTTTTAATATGTGTAAAGTAGGAATATTAGGGTCTAGTTATAGTGTGGGATCACATCATAACAAAGAGACTGGAGAAAACGATTTAGCATTGCCATTTGAAACATGGCTAGAAAAATATACAACTAACATGAAGTTTTTTAATTCAGCATGTGCTGGTAAAGGTACTGAACTTTACCTAAATAAGATTGTGTATTTGAAAGAAAAACATAACGTAGATGCAGTACTAATGGAATTAGTTAACAATAGGTCTATGTTAAATTTTAAATGTCTTCCAGATTCATACAGTAAGATACAAAGAACAAATGATATGGCAGATATAGAAGAAGATGTTTACAAAACATCAGCATCAGCATGGGAGTATTGGAGAGCATTGATACAAGATATGCAAGAACATACTTTTGCTCCGTCAGTAAGAGCATTTGAAATGTGGAAAGATGTTCAGTGGAATATTGCATCTACGCATAACGCAATGGAATTTTGGGGTATGTTGGACATTTATCAAGCAATCAAACTATGTAAGATGTTGAATATCGAAGTAGTTACATGGCAAAAATCTTGGAACTTTAATACTTTACCTGGATTTAAATCTATGTTACAAAAAGCATTACATGTAGACTTTGAAGGACTAAATGCACATCAGTATTATTCAAACAAATATAATGACCCAGATAAAATTCTATGTGACCATGACCATTTTAATGATTGTATAAATGAAGAAATGGTAAGAGATTTCATTGCACCTAAATTAGAAAAGGTAAAGAAAATTATCAATATTAAAAAGGCGTCTACACGTGTCTTACACTGAACTAATAAATCGTAGAGCAACTAATGAAGCATCAGATGAATGCTATACACCAGAGGATCAAATACTTCCTCTATTAAAATACTTAGATAAGGACAAGACTTATTATGAAGCAACTAGTGGAAAAAGTTCTAGCATTGTTTCCGGATTCAACAAATATGGTTATAATATTGTTGGGTCTAATGATAGGGATTTCTTTGATTGTACACGGGATGATGTCTATGATGGCGTTATAACTAATCCCCCTTATAGCAAGAAAGACCAATTCATAGAACACTGCTATTCTTTAGATAAACCCTTTGCTTTGTTACTTCCTGTAACAAGTTTTCAGGGTGCAAAACGAGGGAAAATGTTTATGGACAAGGGAATGTCTGCACTTGTGTATAACTTTCGCATTGATTTTACTGGAAAAGGATCACCTACATTTGGGAATGCTTGGTTTATATGGGGTTTTATGCCACCAAATCAAATACATTGGGTAGATAATCCAGTATCTGGAAGAGTAAAAAAGACTATTGACATTGGTGTTGAATAGTGATATTATAGTATTAATGAACCATAAGGAGAACATAACTATGCAAGATATATTAAAAGATATTGTGAAGCATACACACTCGCTTGGTATTATTCAAGCGGCTAAAGTGACTACAGATGATGGTGGAACATCTATTGATGCAATGGATGACGACCGAACTGTAGTACTACGTGGTAAACTTCACACACCAGTTTCTGAATTTTCAGGTAAGTTTGGTTTAGGTAGACTTGGAGTACTAAACGGTTATCTAAACTATGAAGGTGAAGACAGAGAAGGCAAGGCTGTTAAAGCATCAGTAGAAGTAGGACATGAAGAACGTAATGGTGAAACAGTTCCAACACAACTTTCATTTTCTATTCCAGGTGCAATGCAATCAACTTATCGTGTAATCGTAAGTGAACTTGTTGATGCACAAATCAAAACTGCAAACTTCAAAGGTGCTAAATGGGACGTTGAAGTTATGCCAACACAAAAAGCAGTTAAAGATTTACAATACTTTGCAAGTATCTTAGGTGCTTTTGATCCTCTATTCACTGTTAAAACAGTAGATGGTGATTTAAAATTCTTTATTGGTGATAGGTCAACTGATAGAGTAGAACTTCCTTTTGCAAGTAATGTAACAGGAGAACTAAAAACAGGTTGGAGTTTTCCTCTAGCAACTGTTTTGACAATCTTGAAACTTGGTGACACAAGCACAATGAGTGTGAAAATCTCAGACCAAGGTGCTATGATGATTCAAGTGGACTCAGGTTTAGGCCTATATGAGTACATTTTACCAGCTAAATCAGGTAATTAACCTAAATAATATCATAGGAGGATATTTAATATGGTTAATGACCTAAGCAAAAATAATAAATCTAGTGGGTACGCAGTCTTTCTCCCTGCAATTTCTAATTTCTATGTAAGAAAAATATCACAACACTATGCAGGTGTTACAGACATGTTTCCACCAGAACGTATCCCAAAAGGCTTTGAAAATGGGCTAGAAGGACTAAATATATTAGATAAAGAAAAAGGGTATGTTTATTACTCACATGGACTTTATTCGGCAGGTCATGCCAATCTAGACTTAGATGGTTCTAAAGTTGACGATGGTATGGTTGTAAATCGTAACCGTGAGGACACAGTACTTGTTGGGGATTCGGGTGGTTATCAGATAGGCTCTGGTGCTTGGAAACTAGACTGGAGTAACTTTGAGACCGGTGCAGACTGGCAAAAAACACGGTGCGGAATTATGACTTGGCTTGAGGAATATTGCGACTACTCTATGACCTTAGATATCCCGTTATGGGCATATCTCCCTCAGTACCGTGACAGAACTGGATTAAAAGATCCTAAAGATTGTTTAGAGAAAACAATTTATAATCACAAGTTTTTCATTGAAAATAGAATACCAGGTAAGACTAAGTTTCTTAATACACTTCATGGTGCTAATTGGGAAACAAGCGAAAACTGGTATCAAAATGTTAAAGAGTTTAATGACCCTAAAGTCTATGGCGATAGGGCGTTTGAAGGTTACGCAATGGCTGGCGACCATGCCGGTGATGCGGAACTCTTGTTAAGAAGACTAATCAGAATGCGTGATGATGGTCTATTAGCAGGTGACGATGTTTGGATTCATGTTCTAGGCATTAGTGTTCTCCCTTGGGGCTGTTATCTAACGGCTATTCAACGACAACTAAGAGAACATGTAAATCCAAATATCACAATCTCTTTTGATGCGGCGTCTCCCTATATAACTGCATCAAAAGGACTAGCATATGACTATCCTGACTTGAATGCCAATGCATGGAGTTACAAAACTAAGAAACTGAATTGGCGTCAGGACATTTCTAATCCAACACAACCTTGGATGTATGAAGGCGAAATCGGCTCAAGATTAAACATGCGAGATATCAACTACATGCAACCTGGTATGCTGAATAGAAATAAAAAAGAGGCGAAGTCAAGTTGGGATAGTCTATCTTATATATTAATTCAAGCACATAACACAGAATATCATATCAGAGGTATGCAAGATGCATTGCGTAGATTTGACCATGAATATGAAATGTTACATGACAAAATTGATATTCACAACATGAGTTTAGGCAAAACAAATGTACTAAGTGATGTTGTTCCTGATACAGTATTGTATTTTGCAAAGTTTGTAGAAGAACTATTTGTATCAGATAATCCAATGGACATGTTAAGTGATTTCAAAGCATTCTTAAGAAAGTGTGAAGGATCACGTGTTCAAAATATTTCTACAACTCCTGAATTTATGGAGTTTGAAGAAGCCAATGTAAAAACAGAAGAATTCGTTGAAGCAGTTAAAGGTAAGAGAAAAGAATACTCTACACCTGATACTGTAGAGGATCTTTTTGCGTAATTTACATTGTTAACTAACAGGAGGAAAAATAATGTTAGAAAAACTTTTTGGTTTGTCTAAAAAGAAAACAACGGTCAGAACGGAAGTTATGGCCGGTCTTGCGACATTCCTTACAATGGCATATATCACGGTAGTCAACCCTGCTATATTGTCAACTGAAGGTACTGGCATGGATTTTGGTGCCGTATTTACTGCAACAATTATTGCGGCAGTAATTGGTACTTTAATTATGGGACTATGGGCTAACTGGCCCGTTGGTTTAGCACCCGGAATGGGACTGAATGCCTTTTTTGCATTCGGTGTTATCTTCGGTATGGGTTACACTTATCAACAAGCACTGGCGGCTGTGTTTATCGCAGGTATTGTGTTTCTTGGTTTAAGTATGACGCCAGCAAGGAAGTACATCATTAACAGTATTCCGAAAGGCATGAAACTAGGTATAGGAGCAGGTATTGGTTTGTTCTTAGCTATTATTGGTTTGAAGAATGCAGGAGTTGTGGTTGATAATCCAGCTACTCTTGTAGGACTAGGAGACCTTTCTAGTTGGCCAGTATTATTAGCTGGTCTAGGATTTGCTATCATGGCAATCTTGGATAAACGTAAAGTACCTGGAGCAATCATCATTGGTATCTTAGCCGTAAGTGCTATTGCTTGGATAACAGGGATTGCAGAAATAAGTGGTGTTGTTGGTTCTATTCCAAGTCCAGCACATGCATTTACTCTAGACTTTAGTTTAATTGCGACTGCCGGTTTTATTGGTGTTGCTTTTGCTTTTCTTTTTGTAGACTTTTTTGATACTGCTGGTACACTAACAAGTGTTGCCAACTTAACAGGTAAAGTCAATAAAAAAGGTGAAGTTGAAGGAATCGATAGAGCCTTACTTGCTGATTCAACTGCAACAACTATTGGTGCATTAGCAGGTACTTCTAATACTACATCATACATTGAGTCTGGTGCGGGTATTAAAGAAGGCGGTAAAACAGGACTAACTGCGGTTGTCGTAGCAATCTTGTTTGCATTGTGTTTGGTGTTAGCACCATTGGCACAAAGCATTCCAGGATATGCAACTGCTCCTGCATTGGTCTTTATCGCTACATACTTCTTACGAAATCTTAAAGATATCGATTGGGAAGATGTAAGTGAATATGCTCCAGCAGTATTGGCGGCGATTATGATGCCTTTGACATTTAATATCGCATACGGTATTGCATTGGGCTTTATTGCTTATGTAGTAATTAAAGCGGCTAGTGGTAGACATAGCGAACTTAATATGGGTTCTCTAGCTATTGCGGCTGTTTCAGTACTATATTTTGCAGTAGCATAAAATTACAAATGGTAGGGGGACAATCCCCCTACTATATTAAAACAAGGAGGAACTATGGAAATGGCTTTTGCTAAAAAATTAAACAGATTAGAAAGATTAAAAAAAGTACATAGACATCTTGACAAAGAAATACAAAAAGATTATAATAGACTTCAAGATGTTTCAGCACAGAAGATAGAAAAACTGAAACTTAAGGATCAAATAGTACAACTAGAGAAAGAAGTCGAAAAAGATGGGAAGTTACTATAACTATATGTTAAACGAAAGTAGAAAGGCTAATATGTTAGATGATATCAGACAACAAAAAGATAAAGCGAAACGTTGGATTTGGGTTACGTTTCAGAAAGAAGGTATTCACAAGTATCCAGCGGCATTAGAAGATCCAGCACTTGCAACAGGTGATGAATATGACGTTAGTTTTTTAGGATATCCTCACAGACATATCTTTCATTTTCGTGTAGCGATTATGGTTACACATAACGACCGTGATATTGAGTTTATTCAATTCAAACGTTGGTTAGAAAAGTTATATGCGGAGAAGACTTTAGAACTTGATTACAAATCATGTGAAATGATGTCAGACGATTTGTTTGATAAAATCTCAGAAAAGTATCCCGGTCGTGATGTTAAAATTGAAGTATCCGAAGATGGAGAGAATGGAGCATTAATTGAGTACGGAGTTTAATTACAAAGAATATCTCAGAGAAGATATTCAAAAAATGATTAGAGTAGTTCCAGACCATCCTAAGCCTGGTATTATGTATCAGGATATGGCAAGTATATTTAATACGCAACAGGGTATTGGAAAATGTATGCAGATGATTAAAGATTGGATGTATGAGACAGAGATTGCTTATAAGTACAATCGTATTGTAGGATTAGATGCAAGAGGATTTGTTCTCGCTGGTGCGTTATCGGCAGACATGGGTAGACCATTTGCTATGGCAAGAAAGAAAGGTAAACTTCCTGGCGAGACTATTTTTAGAGAATACGAATTGGAATACGGTACGGACGAACTACACCTACAAACAGATTCAGTGTTAGAAGGCGACCGTGTTTTAATCATTGATGATGTAATCGCAACTGGTGGAACACTAGAAGCGGCTACATCGTTGGTGAAAGAATTTAAAGCCGAGGTTATTGGTATTGCAGGTATTATGGACTTGACTTTCTTAGGTGGTTCTGATAAACTGAAATCTCAAGGCTATAACGTTTATACAATACTAAAGGAATAATTATGATATATCTTGTAGATTTGGAAAGTGTTGAATCCCGCTACACAAAGCAATGGAAGACACATTTCCCGACCTTACTAAAAGAAAATGGGTTGAATGTGACGGTGATAGACGGCCCTAGTGCAGGCATTCCCGAAGCCACTACTCCCGGTGCTTTTCTTAATTTTGGTGGTACTAATATCTACAAGGCGGCACAGATATCAAAGATAGCGGAACTATTTTGCAATGGCAAAGTGAAGGACGGGGACTATTTTTTATATACTGATGCTTGGAACCCAACAGTAATTCAGCTAAAATATATGGCTGAACTGTTGGGTGTTAAAATCCGTATTGGGGGTATGTGGCATGCCGGATCGTATGACCCTCATGACTTTTTAGGAAGACTGATTGGCAATGCATCGTGGGTTCGAAATGCTGAAATGTCAATGTATGATTGTTACGATGATAACTTTTTCGCAACTAAATTTCATATTGACATGTTTACCCAGACATTTTTTGAGGACGATAGGGATATCGACCGGCAACTACTTCACTCAATAAGACAGGTTGGTTGGCCCATGGAGTATATTGAAAGCGATTTAGCACCTTACAGGAACATGGAAAAAGAGGACATTATATTATTTCCTCATAGAATTGCTCCTGAGAAGCAACCAGAAGTTTTTGACTATCTTGCAGAGCAAATGCCTGAATACAAGTTTATTAAATGTCAAGAACTGAATCTATCCAAAAGAGATTACCACAAATTGCTTGGTAAGGCAAAAATGGTGTTTAGTGCTAACTTACAAGAAACTCTAGGTATATCTGTCTATGAAGGACTTGTAGTTGGTGCTATCCCATTGGTCCCTGACAGATTAAGCTATTCTGAAATGTGGTCAGATACATTCAAATATCCAAGTGAATGGACTAGAGATTTAGAATCAGCTAAACAAAATATTGATAATATCAAAACACGTATTCGTATTCTTATGAAAAGTAATACAGATTTACAAGATATTATGGATAAAGAGGTAGATAAGGTAAAGCAATTCTATTATGCAGACAAACTAATAGAAAGATTAACTGAAAGCATGGACCCGGTTAAATTTGCTTAAATTATCTATTGACATAGGAGACCCATTCATATATAATAGTAGGATATATGAGTGGTTTTTCCGCCATATAACATAATGAAAAGGAACATAGTACATGAGAAAGACTTCCGATATAATCAAAGAACGTATCGTTACGGCAAAAGCAAGATTCAATGCCAATGATAACATAGCAGAGTTTGTAAAACCCGGTGAGTTAGAACTACTTCAAAATGAAGTACAGAACGAAATGCAAAGGGTTTTAAGTAGTCTAGTTATAGACACAGAACACGACCATAACACAAAAGAAACTGCAAAACGTGTAGCTAAAATGTTTTTAAATGAAACATTTGGTGGGCGTTATGTACCAGAACCAAGAGTAACAAGTTTTCCTAACATGGGATATAACAACTTGTATACAACAGGTCCAATTACTATTCGTAGTACTTGTGCCCATCATCTTCAAAATATTGTAGGTAAATGTTGGGTAGGTATCTTTCCAGAAGAAGAAGTTATTGGTCTATCTAAGTTTAATAGGCTAGTACATCACATTGCTGAACGTCCGCAGATTCAAGAAGAAATGACAACACAGATTGCAGATAAACTTGTGCAATATGCAAAGACACCTAATGTTGCAGTTGTTGTCAAAGCTGAACATCATTGCATGACACATAGAGGTGTTAAAGAACATGACAGTGATATGACTACTGCGGTAATGCTAGGTAAGTTTAGAGATGATCCTAATCTTAAGCAAGAATTCTATAATCTAATGTTGAGTATGAAAGGCCACAAGGCGTGAAGCTGAGATACTCAGAAGCATTTTATAGTGTGCAAGGAGAAGGCAAATATGTAGGAGTACCTAGTGTATTCCTACGTACATTTGGTTGTAATTTTCGTTGTATGAACTTTGGATTACCAAGAGGTGAACCAATGCGTGACGAAAAGCACAAACAAGGTAATAGGTATAACGATGAAGTGAAAGCACTAATTGACGATGGTGTACATGAAACTACAAAGGAGTTTGAGGATTTGCCTATTATACATACAGGGTGTGATACTTATGCAAGTATCTATCCTGAATTTAAACACTTTAATAAACAAGCTACGGTAGATGAAGTAGTAGAACATTTACTATCTCTTACACCTAATGGCAAGTGGACACAAGATAACGGTCAAGACATTCACTTAATAATGACTGGCGGTGAACCTTTGTTAGCATGGCAACGTTTGTATATTGATTTGTTCGAACATGAAAGGATGCAAGATTTAAAAAATGTTACATTTGAAACAAACACTACACAAAGTCTACACCCGGAGTTTAAAGAATATCTCTCAAGCAAAGCAAGATTTAAGACAACATTTAGTTGCTCTCCAAAACTCCCGGTTTCTGGAGAACCTTGGGACACTGCTATCAAACCTGATATTGCTTACGATTACTATTCTGTTCCTGGTAGTAGCATGTATTTTAAATTTGTTGTATCTGACGATACAGATGTTAACGATGTTGATAGAGCCGTCAAAGAATATATCAAAAAAGATATTGATGTACCTGTCTATCTTATGCCTTTGGGTGGACGCAGTGAGGAATATAATCTCACAGTCAAAGATGTGGCAGAACTTTGCATGGAGAAAGGGTGGAGGTTCACGCCAAGACTCCACATATCCCTCTTCGGAAATGCCTGGGGTACTTGATGATGGAACTGCATCACGTTATACAAATGAACATTTAGAGGACGTTATGAAAAAAGATATTAACCATAACGATTTAGAAAAACGAATTCGGGAAGCCGGATATTAAGGATAAGGATAACTTATGATGAACGATTATATTTTTACTAGCGAAAGTGTTAGTGACGGTCACCCAGATAAAGTAGCGGATCAGATTAGTGATGCACTAGTTGATGCCGGACTTAAGAACGGTGATGAAACTACACGTGTAGCGATAGAGACACTTGTAACTACCAACTATGTAACGTTGGCGGGCGAAGTAAAAAACTTTAACGTTTCTACAGAAGAAGTAGAGCAAATCGTTAGAGATAAAGTTAAAGAAATTGGATATGAACAATCTGGCTTTCACTGGAAAGACTTAGAAGTTGTACAAAAAATTCATAAACAAAGTGGTGACATCGGTTTAGGTACTGATGACTTTGGGGCGGGTGACCAAGGTATTATGTTTGGATATGCATCTAATGATACTCCAAGCATGATGCCTGCACCCATACATTATTCACATGAAATTCTAAAGAAACTAAAAAGTCTACGTGTAGATGAAGGCTATAAATACATACAGCCTGACTCTAAATCACAAGTCAGTGTTCAGTATGAAGGCGGTAAAGTAAAACGTGTAGACCAGGTAGTTGTATCATGTCAACATACAGAAGGTATGGAACATAGTATTAGAATGCCTATCAACACGGCAGTAGAAGAAGTGTTAGGAGATTTAGTTGACAAAGATACTGTATATCATTTTAACCCTACTGGTAAGTTTCTTATTGGTGGCCCTGATGGTGACACAGGACTCACCGGACGCAAAATTATCGTGGATACCTATGGTGGTTTTGCTCCTCACGGTGGTGGCGCTTTTAGCGGAAAAGATCCTACCAAAGTAGATAGGTCAGCGGCTTACATGGCAAGATGGTTAGCAAAGAATATTGTAGCAGATGATATGGCAGATTGGTGCAATGTACAGTTGTCATATGCTATTGGTGTAAAAGAACCTACAAGTATTTACATTGATAGTAATGGACATAATCGTTCAATTCACAAGTTTGTTAGAGATAATATCGACTTAACACCTAAAGGAATTATTGATAGATTTAAACTGTTTGATTTCCATAACTATAGTGAGAACTGTATATTTGGTCACTTTGGTGATAAGAATGTTCCATGGGAACAAATCGGTTGGGAACGAAAATTCGCTGATGCTGATGAATGGGAAAAAGAGATTAATGAAGGATGTTAGACAATGAGTGAGTTTTATAAAACAAACGATGATAGTCTATCTATTACAGTAGAAGAATTCGTAAATGAATGGTATGATAAACAAGAATATATGCTTGTTGATATACGAGAGCCAGAAGAACGAACTGAGAAAGGTATTGTTAAAGGTACATTTAATATTTCAATGTACGAGATACCTGACCAGATAGACATGGCTCCTACTTATATTATTTGTTTAATGCTTTGCCAAGATGGTACAAGAGCAGAACAAGTAACAAAGTACATTAAAAATAATGGATATAAAAATATGATTTATATCGAAGGTGGCATTGATAAACTAGTAGAAGCAGTGCCAGAATTAAAAGTGAACTGAAAGGAATAAAATGGATATTTTAAAACCTAGTACATGGTTCAAGACAAGTGAAGAAAACGAAAGAGCAGATGCTAGAAAAATCAGTGACGATAAAGCTATGCAAAAACGTATGGTCGAACTAGACTTTAAATACGGACACATATCTAAAATCGAACATGATAAAAAACTAGCAACTATCAAAGGCGAACCTTGGGTCAAAGTTCTTAAGATGGAACTTGACAAAGATAAGCCTGGTTCGGGTTTCTTTGAATTAGATTTCAATGAAGAATTTGTTGAATATCTTGCGAACTCAGGATACGAAGGCACAGAGCCAGATAAAATCGTAGACAATTGGTTCAATGACTTATGTAAAAACATTGTAATGGAAGGTCTTGAAGACGAAGAAGGCGTTGCAAAAAGTGTTGATACTAAAAGTAAAGAAGGACTTATTGTTCAGCGATTAAAAACTGGTGACGATACCGCTGAATACTCTTGACATTTCCAGTAAACTGTGTTACATTAAGTACGTATATAACTTAAAGAGGTAATAATGGCTACTTTCATCCTTGTTGATAGTTTCAACATGTATCACAGAGCAAAACACGTAGCAATGCGTGGCTCAAATGTCGATATGCGTATTGGCATGGCTTTTCATATTATGATGAATAGTGTGAAAATGTGTTATAATAAATTCAATGCCGACCATGCAGTATTTTGTTTAGAAGGTCGTTCATGGCGTAAAGATTTCTACGAGCCTTACAAACGCAATCGTAAAGATGCACGTGAGCAATTATCAGTTAGAGAACAAGAAGAAAATCAAATCATGTTTGATGCTTATGATAGCATGGTTGAATTTTTAGATAAGAAAACTAATGTAACATTGCTACACAATAAACAAGCAGAAGCAGATGATATGATTGCTATGTTTATTGAATCACATCCTAATGATGAACACATTGTTATTTCAAGTGACAGTGATTATCTACAACTAATTCAAGACAACGTAAAGATTTATGATGGTGTACAAAATCGTATCATTACTAAAGATGGTTTCTTTAAAGATGATAAGAACATGACACCTATGAAAGATAAAAAGACAAAAGAAGTTATGCCTGCTCCAGACCCTCAGTGGTTATTGTTTGAGAAATGTATTCGTGGTGATACAAGTGATAACATCTTTTCAGCATATCCAGGTGCTAGAAAGAAAGGCACTAAAAATAAAATTGGTATGATTGAAGCATTTGAAGACCAAGCAACAGGTGGCTTCAACTGGAATAACTTTATGCTACAACGATGGACAGACCATAACGGTGATGAACATACAGTACGTGAAGATTATGAACGTAATAAAATTTTGATTGACTTACATGCACAGCCTACAGAACTAAAGGTAGACTTTGTTCAAACGATTGCAGATGCAAGTAAGCCTAAGAAAGTTCCAGGTGTAGGTATCAACTTTCTAAAATGGTGCGGTGAATGGGACTTACAAAATCTATCTAAAGCACCAGATGAAATGGCGGCTATTCTAAACAGAGCATATCCTCATGAATAAATGGAAAGACTTTGATGCGTTTTACACTGACTTGTTAAGTGAGGTATATCACGAACCTGATAGTGTTTTAACATCACAAGTTACTGATGCCATGTTACCAGGCTTTTTACAGTTACTTAGAACTAATATGAGGATATTAGATTTAGGTTGTGGTGCTGGTTACGCCATGAGAAAAATGAGAGAACTAGGCTTTACAAATGTTGAAGGTCTTACACTAGATAAGGAAGATGTAGAAAAATGTGAAGCAGATGGTTTCAAGGTACATAAATTAGATTTCAATTTTACAGGTTTCAATGAAGAATTTGATGCAGTGTGGATGCGACATGTACTAGAACATTCTCCATTTCCTTTTTATACAATCTATCAATTAAATAAAATGCTTAAAGTTGGTGGTTGGTTATACGTAGAAATGCCACAACCTAGTATAGAAAGACTTAAAAATAGTGAACGTGGATTAGAACATTGGAAGAATCACTATAGCATCATGGGTTATCCAATGTATAAAAGTTTATTTCAAAGAGCAGGATTTGAGTTAAAAGGTTATGACGAAATAGTTTTGAAAGATTTAAAACAGGGTAATAAAACTTTTACTGAAACATATGACTGGTATGTATTACAAAAACAGAAAAGCATAGTATTAAAATCATGAGATATTATATATTCGATGTTGATGGAACACTGACACCTAGTAGAGGTCTAATGGATCCAGAATTTAAGAAATGGTTTCTTAAATTCAATAGCGAGAACCCTGTGTATCTTGCTACAGGAAGTGATGCTCCAAAGACAGTAGAACAAATAGGCAAAGATGTTTTTGCAGAAGTACAACGTGTTTATAATTGCAGTGGCAATTCAGTATGGGAAAAGGGTGTAAACATTTATAATAATGATTGGAAACTTGAACAACTCCCATGGCACTTTTTAGAAACTACACTCATACATCACACGTTTGAACCAAAGACAGGTAAACATTTTGATGAAAGACCTGGCTTACTAAACTATAGTATTGTTGGTAGAAATGCAAACACAGAACAACGTAAAAAATATGTTGAGTATGATTTAGCAAACAACGATAGATTTGATATAGCAAAACAATTTAATAATAACTTTTCTAAAGAGTATAATGTTGTTGCCCAAGTAGCAGGTGAAACTGGTATGGACATTATGCCTATAGGAAAAGGCAAACAACAAATACTTGATGATTTTATCTCAGATGCAGAAATAGTTTTCTTTGGTGATAAATGTCAACAAGGTGGAAATGATTTTGATATCGCCTACGCAGTGAGACAAAGAGAAAATGGTGTAGTTTATCATGTCGAGGACTGGAAAGAAACATGGCGAATACTACAGACTCTATAACTCTCAACGGTTACGATTGGTCAAATTTATATCACATAGAATATTCTGGTGGTACAGGCGGAGAGAAACTTGCTGAAACTATAGCAAGTATTGTTAATGCACAATCTAATGTAGATTGGACATCCGGTGAAGAAGGAACTGCAAACTACGGTGTTGAAGATAGTTTCTTCAATCAATACACACAACCTAACATTTTTGATTATACAAAACCTTACATGTTATATGATGGGTTAACAGATAATCATGATGTACATCAGTTTGCATCAAACTTAAAATTACTAAGATATTATAGAAAAGAATGCGACCTTCTTAAGAATGGCGTAGATGTCGCTCCTGTATCTGACGATGAAAAGCATTCAGTTATTGCTAACAATAGAGAACAATCTAATTTAGTTTTACGTACTCATTATATATTAAGAGATTATGAACAACTTAAAGGCATGAATAGTCTTTATCTATATCCTTTAAAGAATACTCAAATTCTTACATTACGTATGTTTTTAAGACGTTGGCTTAATAGAAAGAATTTAGAACAAGAACGTATACAACAAATACTAGGAGATGAAATGTTCAAATGGTTCCTAGAAAAGTATAAATCAGATGATGGATATTACTCTTGGCAGATAGAAATAGCACTAAAAAACAAAGAGAACTTTTATCAAGGTAAAGAATTTTATACAGACTTTGAAACATTTATCGATGTATGGAATCATAAGCATCGTAACTTTGGTGACTTAGGTAGAGAACAAGATTATACAAAAGCAAGAGAAAGAAGATTAATTGATGCTTTTGATTGGTGTTTCGGTGATGATGAAAGTGTATTCAATAGAATAAAAAATGATATTGGTATAAATGTAGGAACAAATGAAGTAAGATTATGGCAAATTAAGAATAAAAAAGACATAGAAGACAAAGGTATAAGTATATATGAAGAGGACCCATTAGTTATAAAAGAATATCTTTTGAACTATTACAGTGTTAATGGGTTGAAGGTAGGGGGTCTAACATAGGAGGATAAACATGTTTAGATTTTTCACAACTAAGAAATGGGCTTTGTGGGCTTGGTTAGGGTCAGCAATAATCTTATCATCGCTTTGGGTTCAAGTAGAAATCGATGTTAAGATTAATGAATGGTTCGGTCAGTTTTATGATATGATTCAGAAAGCACTTGCAGAACCAAATGCGATTACAATCGGAGAGTATTGGTCAAGTCTGGCATCATTTATATATCTAGCAATGATATATGTTGGTATCGCAGTTGCAGTTAGTTATTTTACTGCACACTTTTTGTTTAGATGGCGTACTGCAATGGTAGAATGGTATCATTCTGTATACGATAAAGCAAGAACTATTGAAGGTGCCGCACAAAGGGTGCAAGAAGATACAATTAAATTTTCAAGAATTATGGAAGGACTTGGTACAAGTTTCATTGAATCAATTATGGTACTTGTTCAGTTTGTTCCTATCTTATTTGGATTATCAGTTGGTATTCCAATCTTCTTCTTTGGTGATTGGCAATATGGATTGATTACAGGTGCTATTGTTTGGTCAGTAGGTGGTACATTATTCTTAATTGCACTAGGTTGGTTACTAAGACTAGTCGGTGTTGAATATGATTTGCAGAAAAAGGAAGCGGCTTATAGAAAGATACTTGTTATCGCAGAAGATGATGAAACTGTAAGACCAAAGACAATCAATGAATTGTTTGAAGGTGTTCGTGCTATTCACTTTAAATCTTATTTGCGTTATTTGTATTTTAATATTGGACGTATCACATACTTACAAGCAAATGTTTTGAGTGCGTATGTATTCTTAGCACCAGCTATTGTGGCAGGTGTTGTGACACTTGGTGTCATGCAACAGATTATTCGTGCATTCGGTAGAGTAGAAGGTTCAATGCAGTATCTATTAAAAGCATGGCCAACTATTATCGAACTAATGAGTGTTTATAAACGTTTAAGAGAATTTGAGCGTCAAATAAATGAAAAGTAACTGTGTCAATTTATTGTTACATTCTAACGAATTTTCAGTAAATGACAGAATAAGAAAGGATAAATAATATTAGCACATAATTATTGTGCTAATAATTTTAGGTAACTATGTATACAACTGAGATTATAAAAGACAAGTTTTGGATACTGGAAGATGCCGGCGTAAAGTTGGGTACTATCAGAAAAAAAGATGACTCAGACTTTGAGGTCATCATCAGAAACGAAGGAGTTGAAATCCTAAGTACTGATGCTCTTACTACAAAATATGGTTCATCGATATTAGAACCAAAACTTGTCAAACGCATTGAAAGTGTAGAGTATGGGAAATCTATAGATGAAGTCTTAGGTTACCCATGCAAACACAAGGGGTTTAATACGGTACTGAAAGACATAAAAGGAAAACAAGTACCTGTATATACAAAGACAGAAACTAGTAAAACGCTTTATGCCGCTGGTTATTA